TTTGCATGTCTTCTAGCAGCAGGACTTGCAATTGGGTCAGCTATAATTTCTTTGTCGTGTGCTATGTGATCTTCGATACTTTTCATGATAGTTTAGTGTAAGCGTCTCTAACTAATTGCATACCGGTGAAGTCACCTTCTGAACTAAATTTATGAGACAGAGTTTTGATCATATACAGTCCAGAAGCAGGATTGTTTTCACCACCACTGGGTTTATCTATATTTATTCTAGGAAACTTAAGGTTTACAACAGATCCTGCATGTAATTGTACGTTTAGGGGGACTGTTATCTCCAATGTTTGAGAAAATAATGCAGAATAGCGTGATAGTCTCCTTGCTTCATATTCTACATGTTCCATAGAAGTTTTGCTATTTTCATCCTGTTCGTCAGAATTATCAAACAATCTTTCATCCTTGACTAAAAGCATGTATCTTGACGAATCTGTACTGAATTCTTTTGGTTGAAAATATTCAGAGTTTGATAATTCATCTCCATCCTTATCAGCATTATAATCATGTTTTGCTAGACTATCTCTATCAACCACCACATGTGATCTTTCGGATGAATCAAATAATCCTAATCGAGAATTATATTGTCCCATGGAAAGTTTTTCAAACAAATTATGATTATTATTCCATACAGGTTCATTTGTTATATGAAAATTATTATCAGGATCAAGAGCATTAAATGAACTAGCTTTCACATATGTGAATACATCGTCCTTATTTTTCTTCGCATTATCAAAAATTTGATCGGGACTCTGAAATCTAAAACCATCAAGACATTCCCAGAAAAAACATCCTGATCCACCCTTATTAATTTGTTTTGTACTATGATTTTCTGGTATAGATTTGACTGCTAATCCCACAATAGTCTGTAATGGTCTTTTGTAAACACCCAAAAATACTATTTTATTAGTAGGTTTCTCAATTTTTTTTATTCTGGTCTCTGGAACTTCTAAGTTTTTTGTCAATATCTCTTTCACAACTTCATCGGTAGGGGCATCGTATTTTTTAGTCAGTCTTCTCAAATGATTAGTGAACGCTGCTTTAGACTCAAGTTGCATTACAAAAACTTCTCTTTTATTTGTAGATCCTGCTGCCTTAATATTACTGATATACAATGGTTCTTGTTCAAAGTCTATAACACCAGTAGCAGTCTTAATGCGAAGATAAACTTTTGACCCACTTCTTATTGGAAAACTCTCTAACCATCCAAAAACATCAGAGATCATAATTTCTATGTGAAATGATGCATCGATGATATCCTCGTAAAATGACATAGGACCGACCTGCAAAGTAAGGTCTTGATCCTTTGTGTCATCAGGATCTCTTACTATAATTTTTTCTATTGTTGATCCCCTTGCAAAACTCGCCATTATACTGTCTGCTCGCTATATGCCTTGATGATATTTAGAGACGATTCGTAAGGATCTTCATTACGTCCTCCCATGACAGTTGGACTATCTGATGAATTGAAGGCGATAAAATTATCTCCCTCTTTGATAATTGTATTATTAGACAAATCATCACCCATATTAAATAATTTTTTGAGTGGAGAATCTTTAGATAAACCCTTTATACCCTTTTGAATAAGAGTCTGTATGTCTTTATTCGTCACATTTGTTTCTATTGGTTTGATATTCAAATCCTTCAATTCCGGATTATTTTTTATAAATTCTTCTAATACTTTTTTAGCATCCTTAACTTCGTCTGGTTTTGGTGCAGTTATTTCTTTTTCTACTTTCTTAATTAGTTTTCTCTGATTTTTTATATCATTTTTATTCGATTTTATAATGTTGTTCAATTGACGCTTAAATCTTTTTTTTCTATTAACATTATATTTTTGAAAGCGTTGTAACTTATCAGAATATGTGACTTTATTCTGATTTGTCAATGTTTTTCTTTCAGAAAAAGGTTTTGTTTTAGATCTTGTTATTTTAGGTTTTGGTTTTGTTATGACTTTCTTTTTTAGTATTCCTCCCTTGCGAAATTGAATAGGTGCTTTAGGTAATCTATCTAATGTTTTTAGACCAAATCTAAGTTCTTTTTGTAAAATTTTCTTAGCGAAGGTGCCTTTTACCAATTGTAATAGGAGTTTTTTCTTTAATAATGGAAGAAGTAATGCACCTCCCTTGATTGTCAATATTGTAGCAGCAGCTCCCAATACTAAACTACCGACACCAACTCCTACTCCCTTTGCATACGCTGAATCTATCTGTGCTTGAGTAGCACCACCTCCACCTCGTCTAGGAATAAAACGAGGGAATGATTGATCTTTATCATTTCCAGTCGCTCGTAATATAAATGCTTCAAGATCATCATCATATTTTCTGAATTTATCTAAAGCACTATCAAATTTATCTAAACCATCTGTAAATTCTGTTCTACCTGATTGTCTAATAGACTCTCTTTCCAATTGCAATCTTCTAAAATCACCGCTAGTGACTCCTGAAGCACGATCAGCAAGACCAGATCCAATATTTGCCCCAACAAATCCACCTATAAGAGCACCCAACACCGGTATTGGTATAAGTGCCTGTCCTATCGCAGCACCTGTAATACCTCCTACTGCTCCACCACCTGCTCCCAGTCCTGCTTGTAGATTTGTTTGTCCTGCTGATTTTCTATTTGCAAAATCAAGTCCTGCAAAGAGTGTATTGGTAATAACACTTCCTTTACTTATTCTACTAAGACCACCTAATCTTCCGGGTTTGATAGGTCTCCTGAAAGGTCTTATGTTATTAGCAGTCTTTTTTCCTCTAAGGAGTGACAGACCACCTCCGGTAGCAAGACCACCAGATAAAAGATCATTTGTGTTATCTCTACGATTTGCATCTGCCTGAATGTTTCTAAAAGTCTTAATTCTTTGCTTAGATGTCTCTTTTCTTTGTTTCAACAAAAGAGATTTTGCTTCAATCTCTTGTCTGTTATATTTTAGAACTAAAGATGTCAACCTTGTAGTAGACTCTAGTAATGTAGGTCTTCTATTCAATAGAGATTCTAAATTCATACGACTGCCCCTGCTCCATACTCAAGAATATATGATATCTTGCTATTATCACTGAAAGTTGATTTCACATGAACATTAGAGTTTGTCGTCGGTGTATCATTACCTGTAGAAACTTGCTTATCTTCTGACCCTATGGTAATAATATTATTTTTACTCTCTCCTCCTTCCGTAGTAAGAATATTATTACTGTTTACAATACCTATTTCATCATCAGGCAAGAGATTAATTAATTTATCTTTTCCGAATATATCTTCAAAATCAGATTTCATTTCATTTTCATAATCTTCCATTGAAAATATTTTATTTTTCTCTTTAGGATCTATATTTTCGATAGAATCTTCTTCTTCTATCTCTTCATCGTCTCCTCCGAAGAAATTAGATATTCCACCACCTAAATCACTCATCTGATCTACAAATCCTTTAGGTTCTTCTATATCATCAACAACATCATTTCCGACTAATGGATTGATTCTTATGTTCTTCTTATCACTAATTCCTGTTAGTATGTCATCAAATCTTGCAGAGGATGCTCTAAACCTCCTAACATCATTTCTAGACAATAATTGAGGGATCGCTTGCCTTCTTGTCAACTCCATTCTTCTTTGATCGCCACTACCTCTTGACCCTAATACTGTGCCTGCAGCAAGAAGTCCACCACCTGCTAAAAGCATTGGTAACAAACCTCCTCTACCACCACCTGTTGCTACACCTCTTGCAGCACCCATACCTCTACCACCAAGCAACATTCTTCCTAAAACGACACCACTAACAATCCTTATTATATCAGGAAGAAATGATGTTAGAGCGATAGCAGTATTTTGAAATCCTCCCTGCAAATCACCTTCAAGGAATTGTTTTCCTGCTAAGAGGGCAGTGATAGCTCCAAGTCTCCTTCTGAATCCTCTAAAAGATGCCCCTAGTATTGTTAGTCTTTCCTTCTCCTCCTCTAATAATTCATTCTCTTCTTTGTCTAATTCTGCTTTCTTTCTAAATGTGCTTCTGAATTCATTTTCTATGGAATTCAAATTATTCTTTACTTGCTCTATCTCTAAAACTAATTTACCAAGCAAAACAGTATCTTTTCTCGATATTTTATTACTTTCTTTCTTTTCATTATTTTTCATCCTATCATATGCTTCAGACATCCTTTGAGACAAAGGTTTCACTCCCACTTTTGCAGAGGTGGCAGTTTGATTTTGTTGTTCTCTTGTGGGTATAAAAGGAGTATTTGAACGCACCATATCCTCTGGGAGCATCATACCTCCCCTCATGATCATTCTTGGATTTGGTTGATCATCCATTTTTTGCCTGTTCGTATTCTAAGTTACGTTTTTCTATGTAATTTTGAAGCATCTTTATATAAGTTTGCTTCTCCCACGGTATCATGCCCTCTATGTCACTCAAACTCCAATTATGGTGTTGTAATAATGAAAAGTTATTTTGCATATAATTCTCTAGAGAATCATGATACATCATTATGCGAAAAAATTTGATAAACCCTCAATTACAATATCATTATCTTTTTTAGTTTCAGGGTTTTTAACTTTAGTTTTGTATACCAATTTTGGCATGGTAGTAAAGAAATTTTCTATTGACTGAAATTGATTAGAACTCAATTGCTCTATAAACTCCATTAATTCTTTCTTAGTGCAGTCTGATGCAGACCATGCTTCTTCACTATTGTAAACTTGATCTATACAATCACAAACATTTTCAAATGCCTTGTCAATCAATTGATCCTCTTTGACTTTTGATGCTAAAAAATTATTTTCAGCAAACTGTGTGAATGATGGATACTTCAATTTTATATGTAGATCATCGCCTAAATCAATAGTATCAGTGTGATCATCGGGAATATCTAGTTTTATATCTGACATCTGTAATGTAAGTGGGACTTGTGTGACACCATCATCTTGACAGGTAATCATCAAATCTACAGATTCTCCAACTGACTTTCCTCTGATGTTTAGAAATAAGTATTCTAAGTCGAAACTAGGTAAGTCTTCAACTTTGATACCACGAGTCAATATACATGACTTCAATACACTTTTTAGGGTATTGATAATGGTTTTTTCTTCACCACTTTCCAGTGCTATGAGAAGTGATTTTTCTTCTTTTACAAGAAAAGGTCTAAATTTTACTTTTTTGTTGGACGATATAAGATCTAGTTCAAATACCGGTGTTGAAACCTTTGGTAATGGCATAATTTACTAATTCAGTATATTATATAGCAAGCATAAAGGGACTTATTAATTTTTTCGCTTTTTCTCTCAAAGTTCGATCTTCATCATCGGTTCTAGCACCCCTATCAATGGTGAAGTAGTCATACTTGAATGAAACCGTAGTTTTAACCAATTCAGCATTACCATATGCTAATGGAGCAGCGATAATGTTAGATGGGAAGCAGTTTTTCATGTAGTAAGTAATGTAATTAGGAGTTCTTTTATCAACTTCCGATTCCTTATTCTGTCTTGACTCAGGCATCAAGAAATCTGAACTAAATGCTGTAATCTCCATTTCACACTTGTATGATCTGGGATATTTCAATTTCTTGAATGCATTATCTCTACTCCTTTGACGATCGATAGATCCATGATTACGATCCTCTATTTGTGTAGGTGAAATATATTCTAACCACCCATTAAATATTTCTTGTGTAAAATAGTCTTTTTGAGCATAAAAGGTAAGGTTGAAGTCGGGATATCTTCTGTAGACAGCATAATTTTGGGTCACACCCTGCCTCAAACCATTCACAGCAGCAGTTTGCAATGATGAACCGGGTAAAACCGCTTCAGAACAAAATAATGCTAGATTATCTCCGGGTTCATTCATCACATTATTAGGTGGTATCAATACATGCTGTTTCAAAAACTGCATGAGGTTTGGATTCCCACCTTGTGTATTAAAATTTATGTAAACGTCATATACATTATTAAATGCAGGCACAGCATTATCAAACCCACCGAGGTTTAGTAGTTCCTCAGTTCTCAAGTAAAATCTATCTTTTGAAAAAACTCTTGAATTTGGCATCTAAATAGATGAACAGTATATACTATGTATGTCATATAAGGGGAAGTTTAGACCTTCCAACCCTAATAAGTATAAAGGTGATCCCACAAAAGTGATATATCGCTCTTTATGGGAACTGAAATTCATGCGTTGGTGTGATGGTAATGTGAATATATTGAAATGGTCTAGTGAAGAGGTAGTGATACCGTATAAATCACCTATTGACAATCGTTATCATAGATATTTTCCGGATTTTTATGTCAAAATGAAGAGTTCTACTGGTAAAATAGAGGAAAGACTGATCGAGGTGAAACCAGAAAAACAGGTCAAAGGTCCTGCTATGCAGAAAAAAAGAACTAAAAAGTATATAGCGGAGGTATATGAATTTGCTAAAAATCAGGCAAAATGGGAGGCAGCAAAGTCATTCTGCCAAGATCGTAAATGGAATTTTCAAATAATCACGGAGAAAGAACTTGGCATCTAGTCTACTCAACACTCAACCATCGGGGGTCAGCCCGGGAAAACTTTTATTGTTCAGATATTCTGCAAAGTATAAAGAAACCCTGCCTTTCTACGATAAGCACCCCTTATGCTATGTTCTGGCAACAGAATCAGGTGCTTTTTATGGTATAAACCTTCATTACACAAAACCAGCGAACAGAATGGCGATTATGAGGTATATTGATGAAAATAATGATCCAACAGTCATCACAGGATACCATAAATATCTCTACGGATACGTAAGATCAAATTTTTCAGAGGTTCCAATGTCAGACTGGGAGAAAGCATTCAGTCTATCACTATCAGAATTTGTACGAGTACTAGGAGGCATTGAAATGCCAGTTAATATTGCGAGGTATCAATAATGAGTTATCATGAAGCATATGATGAAGCGTTAAAAAAGAAAATTGATGGATATAAAACACAGATAGTTGGTGAAGACGCAGCATTCAAACCATCAGGATATTTTAGAGTTTACATTGATAAAAATGATGACAAAATTAATGGAGATACTGGTTTCATCAATGGTATAAACACAACTTTACCAAAAAATGAAAAAGGTAGCGATCTTGGTTTTGTCAACGCTGATAATCAACCATCTAACGGAGAAGCAGCAGAGGGATATGATGGTTTTATTGATTTAGATCCTGAGAGTCCTACTTTTGGACTGTTAGATGAAGATCAAGGATTTAAGAATACAAATTTGGGTTTAGTATTTGGGGAAGTTGGCAAATATAGTCCTAACGATGGTGATTTAGCAAAGTTTAATGCCATAAAGTCACATCCTAATTATGGAAATGCATTAAAAATAGAAATGATAAAAGTCCACAAATGGGCAGATATTCATGGAAAAGATCATAAAGAAATTGAAGATAAACTTAGAAAAAATAATCCCCGCTTGGCAGATGTTTATGCAAAGATTAATGAAAAGGGACTTGTACCAGAGGTAAAAGGAAATATAACAGTTGATAAATTGGAAGAAATAGATCTTTCAAAAGAAACAACAAATGATCCAAAAGATAATTTAGATTCGGTAGAAGAGTTACTCACTACCGATGATGAAGAACTTTCAAATGAAAGTGTTACTAAGGCACAAAAATCAACTTTTGCAGGTATAGGGGGTTTAGAATCAGTAACTGATGTATTTCAAGAAGCACCAAGACAATTTGCAACAGCATTTGGACTGGGAGAAGGTGAAATCGTTTCATTAAAATATCCTCATGATGCAGTTTATGGCGAACCCGGTATTGCAGGTCAAGATCATATTGTGATCGAGCAATTTGCATATCAAGCACCTCAATCAATGTTTTTGCAAAAAAAGAAAGATCAAAATGTGTCATTTCTCACGGGTCTTAGAAGAAACAGTGTTATCAAAGATTTTATTGGTGTGGTAAAAATGCCAATTCCTAATAATCTCAATTTCACTAATGGTGTTACATGGGGTGATAGTAAATTGAATTCTATTCAAGCAGCAGCATTTTTCTCTGCTTTTGGTGCAGCACAAAGAGGAATAGGAGAAGGTAATATATTATCAGCAGGGAGTGACTTGAAAGAAGATCTTGGGCAACTTGTAACTGAGATACAAAATGGAAAACTTGGAACAGGTCAACCTGCAAACCTAGCATTATCCTCATTTCTAGCACAGTTTGCACTCGGAAGAGCAGGAATAAATGTAGATGGGGCTGCTGCTCTTACAAGAGGCACAGGTGCTGCGATCAACCCTAATTTAGAATTATTGTTCGGGGGTCCTAAACTCAGAAATTTCACATTTCAGTTTCAATTTGCACCTAATGATGAATTAGATGCTTCAATTATGAGAAGAATTCAAAAATTCTTCAAAATGGGAATGTTACCGAATAGAAATCAAACTAATTTATTCTTCCTAGGATCTCCAAATGTATTCAGACTCAGATATCGCACTCAAGAAGATACCAGAATCAAAGGTTTACCAATGCATAAAATCTGTGCACTTACACAAGTTGAAATAAATTATGCACCTGATGGTGTCTATCAATCATACGAAGATTCATCAGCAGGTTCATCTCCAGTTAGAACTGTGATGAGTATGAGTTTTACAGAATTAACACCCCTATTCCAAGATGATTACTTATCAGAGTCTAAGGAACAGGCAGGTGACTCCTTAAATGAAGAAACTAGAAGTAAATTCAATGACATCTATAATGATGCAGGTGTAGGTTCAATGGAAGAAATTTCTGCGGAGGATACAGGTTTCTAATGGCATATTTCGACGAGTTTCCCGATGTTTTACTACCATCATTCTCAGATGGTAGAAATTCTGCTTCTGATTTTTCCAGATCTAAGAATTTGTTCAAACGAGCAAAAATACGTGATGATTTCTTTTCTACTGCAACCGTATTTGGTTACTATAGTATTATAGGTGATGATCGACCTGATAATGTCGCTCAGAAATTATATGGCAACTCAGAGTTGGATTGGATTGTTCTTATCTCTAATAACATTATAAATGTAAGAGACGAGTGGCCAATGGCACAATACGATCTTGAAAGGTATCTTGATAACAAATATTCTGCAGAACAACTATCAGAAATTCATCATTATGAGACAAAGGAAGTAAGAACTCATCCCAGTATGTTACTTTTAGAAAAGGGATTGCATGTGGATGCATCATTCAAGTTTCGTTACAGTGATATCAATGGTCATCCACAAGAGTTATCTGGATCTGATATCGTAACTTCTGTATCTTACTATCAATACGAAGTTGCCAAAAATGATGAAAAAAGAAAAATATACACTCTAAGACCAAATTATCTAGATATCGTGTTTTCTGATATGAGAGAGATCATGACATATACCGATAGTTCTCAATATATTGATAATCGCACTAAAAAAGGCGACAATCTTAGATTACTGTCACCTAGATAAAAAACCTTAAGGTAAAAAAAATACCGGAATTTTTTTTCCGGTATTTTTGAAACAAAAAGTCGATTTTGGTTTTACTCTTCTGCTAGTCTCTGAAAGTATGAGAGTGCATCATCGTTATCATCTGCTGCCACAGCGACTGGTTCTTTGACAACACTTACCTCTTCCTTAATCTGATCATGAGACTTGAGGGTAACT